AATTACCCGCAGCACCTGAATTTTTATCAGGTCAGGATATAGAAATTGAATACGTTTCACCATTAGCTAAAGCACAGAAATCCACAGAGCTACAATCTATTATGAGAGCTGTTGAAATTCTAGGATCACTTGCTAATGTAGCTCCTGTATTTGATTATGTTAATTTTGATAATCTTGTAAAACATTTAGCTGATATAGTTGGTGTGCCACAGAAGATATTAAAATCACAAAGTCAAGTTAATGCAGAACGACAACAAGCACAACAACAACAACAGGAGCAAATGCAGATGCAACAATTACAACAGGTAGCGAAAGCTGGAGGAGATATAGCTCCACTAGCAAAAGCCTTACCTGAAGAAGCCAAAGCTGTTGCAAATGCTGATATAGAATAATGGGTCAAGCAAAAGACAAAGAAAAAAATTTTGAAAAGTATGTTCAAGATTTAAAAAAAAACTACCAATACATATTCAATACAGACGAAGGCAAACAAGTTATGTCTGATTTAGAAAAGAGATGCCACCATCATACGACTACCAATGTAAAAGGTGATAGTCATGAGAGTGCATATATGGAAGGACAACGTAGCATCCTTCTATTTATAAAAGCAATGCTACAAAATAATAATGAAAAAGGAAGATAAAAATGTCAGAACAAACACAGATAACGGAGAAAACAACTCCGCCTGTAGAGACGACAACAACGCCTACAGAAACTAAACCTGTCGAAGCAGCAATAACGCCTTCTACAGAACCAACACCACAACCGACTAAATCTTGGAAAGAAGCAATTTCTGAAGAGTTTAGAAACGATCCAAACATAGAAAAGTTTACAGAAATAGATGCACTTGCAAAGTCATATATCAATGCAACTAAAATGATTGGACAAGATAAAGTTGCTGTGCCTAACAAAAACTCAACAGAAGATCAATGGAACGAAGTATATGAAAAACTAGGTAGACCTGAGTCTGCAGATAAATATACTTTAAATGTTAAATCAGATGTTGTGCCTATAGAAGATACTGCAATCAAACAGTTTGCAGAAAATGCTCATAAGCTAGGTTTAAATAACAAACAAGCTCAAGGTATTTTAGAGTTCTATAAAACAAATATGGAAGGTGTAGCTCAACAAGCTAAAGTTGATACTGAAACTGCTCAAGCTCAATCCGAGCAACTATTAAGACAAGAGTGGGGTAGAGACTTTGAGCCTAATGTTAAAAAAGCTGGAGCATTAGCAAAAGCTAATATGAATCCAGAAATATTAGATATGACTTTATCTAATGGAACTAGACTTGGCGATCATCCTGAAGTGATAAAAGGTTTTGCAAAGATTGCTAACATGATGTCTGAAGATAAAATGGTTACTACAGAAAGCGAAAACGTAAGTAATGTAGGAGATATTGAGTCAGAAATATCTGAAATTACCAATAATCGTGAAGGACCTTATTGGAATAAACAACACCCTGACCATGATAAAATGGTACAGCAAGTTTATACATTAAGAGAAATGTTAAATAGCAAATAATTTTAATCCCTTGTATTTTTTCTTAAATTAATATAAGGGATTATTACTAGGACAATTCGTAAGAACCCTAATGACAACAGGAAAGACTGTGTTCTAACAGAACTAAAATGCAAGAGATGCCTGCCTATTGGTGGAGAACCTTTCTGTTTAACTTAACAATAACAATAAAAATGGGAGACAAATATGTCATCACAAATAACTACAGCTTTTGTACAGCAGTATTCTGCTAACGTACAAATGCTATCTCAACAAATGGGATCGTTATTGAGAGACAAAGTCAGACTAGAAAGTGTTGTAGGAAAAAATGCTTTCTTCGATCAAGTTGGTTCAGTTACTGCAGTTGAAAAAACTAGCAGACATTCAGACACTCCACAAATAGATACACCTCACGCTAGACGTAGAGTATCTCTTGCGGACTATGAATTCGCTGATCTAATTGATCAACAAGACAAAGTAAGACTCTTAATCGACCCGACTTCATCTTATGCTCAAGCCGCTGCTATGGCAATGGGAAGAGCTATGGATGATGTGATCATAACTGCTGCACTAGGTACTGCGTATACTGGTGAGACAGGATCAACTAGCCAAGCTAATACGAATCAAATCGTACATGGTTCTGCTGGTTTAACTATTGCAAAATTAAGAACTGCAAAACAGACTCTTGATTTAGGTAATGTAGATCCTTCTATACCAAGACACATCATAGTATCTCCGAAGCAGATTACTGATCTATTAGGAACAACTGAGGTAACAAGTTCAGACTTCAACACAGTCAAAGCATTGGCTAATGGTGAAGTAAACTCATTCCTTGGTTTTAACTTCATTGTATCAAACAGACTTGCATTATCTAGCACAACTAGATCATGTATAGCTTTTGCACAAGATGGAATCGCACTTGCTGTTGGCAAAGATGTCAATGCAAGAATAGACGAAAGAAGCGACAAATCTTATGCTACTCAAGTGTACTACTGCATGAGCATTGGTGCTACTAGAATGGAAGAAGCTAAAGTTGTTGAAGTACAATGTACAGAATCATAATAGGAGGAAATAGATTATGACAACTAAAAATACAGACTTAGTAGCAAACTTCGAAGCGACTCCACCAGTTCTTAATAACGCAGCTGAATTAGCTGGTGTTATTAGAACTGCACATGGGTCAGTAGAACTTGCTGCTGGAGACAGTACAGACAATGACATTGTTATGTTAGCACCTATACCTTCTAATGCAGCTGTGCCACAACTTTTTGTTGGTGCAGACGATTTAGGTGGTTCGTGTACATACAATGTTGGTTTATACAAAACTGATGGAACAGTTAAAGACGAAGATGTTTTTGCTACTGCAGTTGCCGATGATGCTGCTTTAACAGATGTTCGTTTTGAAGCTGCTAATATTGACACTAGTTCTAAAAAGTTATGGGAACTAGCTGGTGATAGCTCAGACCCAGGAGGCTACTTTTACGTTGCAGTTACTTTTGCTGCAACTGGTGGTACTGCTGGAACATTAGCATGGAACATTAGTTACGTAGTTAATTAATAAGTAATTAAGATAGGGGAGAAATCCCCTATCTTTTAAATAGATTTTAGATTATAAATTATTATGGCATCAGTAGTAGACATTTGTAATGGAGCATTAAACCAATTAGGTGCAACAACTATTCTTTCACTTACGGAAGATTCAAAAAATGCAAGACTATGTAATGCTAGATATACACAAGTAAGAGACTCACTTTTTAGATCACACCCTTGGAACTGCTTACAAAAAAGAATAGAGATTGCAGCAGACACAGATACACCTGCATGGGGATTTAGTTCTCAATATACTTTACCTGCAGACTGTTTAAGATTATTAAGAATATTAGATTATGATTCTAATCATAAAGTAGAAGGTAGAAAAATTTTAAGTAATGCTTCTTCTATGAAGATTTTATATATAGCAAGAATTACAGACCCTAATGAATATGATGAATTATTAAGAGAAACTTTATCTGCAGCATTAGCAGCAGACATTGCTTATGGAGTTACATCTTCTAATCCTGTAACTCAAAATATGTATCAACTATTTCAAGATAAATTAAGAGATGCTAGGTTTGTAGATGCAACTGAAGGTCAAAATACTTCACCTGATCTCGGTATGACAGATGAAATAGAATCTAGTACCTTTATTAACTCAAGGTATTAACACATGGCACGAGTTGCAGCACAGCTGACCAACTTTACAGGTGGAGAGCTTTCACCACGTTTAGATGGTCGTAATGATTTAACCAAGTATTCATCAAGTTGTAAACGATTAGAAAATTTTATTGTTTACCCACATGGTGCGGCAGCAAGAAGATCAGGTACTACCTTTGTAGCTGAAGTAGCAAGTAGTGCTAACAAAACAAGATTAATCCCTTTTGAATTTTCTACAACTCAAACGTATATGCTTGAGTTTTCTAATCTTAAAATAAGAGTTTATAAAGATGATGGTTCTGTTTTAGAAGGCGACAAAACTATTACTGGTATTACTCAAGCTAATCCTGCTGTAGTAACTGCTAGTTCACATGGTTATGAAAATGGTGATGAAGTTGTTATTACTGGTGTTTCAGGTATGACAGAAGTGAATGGTAAAAGATTTTTAGTTGCAGATAAAACAACCAATACATTTGAACTACAAGATAAAGATGCAGTAGATATAAATAGTACAGGATTTACTGCTTATAGTTCTGGTGGTGTATCTAATAAAGTTTTTGAAATTACAACACCTTACACAACTGCACAACTTTTTGATTTAAAATTCGCACAATCGGCAGACGTTATGTACATTACTCACCCTTCACACGAAGTAGAAAAATTATCTCGTACAGGTCATACGTCTTGGACATTAACAGATGTAGATTTTACTAAAGGACCAATGCAAGATGCTAATACAACAGACACAACTTTAAACCCTGGTCAATCAGCAGTAGGTACAGGTATAGCTTTAGTAGCTTCTGCAGTTACAGGTATTAATAGTGGTTCAGGTTTTCAATCAACAGATGTTGGAAGATTTGTTTTTTTAAATGCAGGTTATGCAAAAATAACAGGAGTAACTGATACTACAAATGCAACAATAACAATTATTACAGCTTTAGATAGTGCAAGTGCTACAGCAGATTGGAGACTAGGAGCTTTTTCAGATACTACAGGACATCCTTCTTGCGTTACTTTTTTTGAACAACGATTAGTATTTGCTGGAACAAGTGAACAACCACAAGCTATTTTTTTTTCAAGATCAGGCGATTATGAAAACATGGATGCAAACATTGGTGGTACAGTAGCAGATGACGATGCAATTATTTATACGATTGCATCTAACCAAGTTAATGCTATTAGGTTTATGACTGCTACAAGAACTTTAATTATTGGTACAGCAGGTGGTGAGTTTACTGTATCTGGTGGTGGTACTGATAGTGCTATCACACCAACAAATATATTAATTAAAAAACAATCTAACCATGGTGCAGCTAATGTAGATTCTATTGCAGTAGGTAACGTAACTTTATTTCTTCAACGTGCTAAAAGAAAAATTAGAGAGTTAGCTTATAACTTTGACGTTGATGGTTATATTGCACCTGACATGACAATACTTGCAGAACATATTACTGAAGGTGGACTAACACAATTAGCTTATCAACAAGAACCTAATCAAATTATTTGGGGAGTTAGAAATGATGGTGAGCTTATAGGTTTAACTTATCAAAGAGAACAACAAGTTACAGCTTGGCACAGACATATTTTTGGTGGTCGTTTTGGCAATGCAACGATTACAGTTACAGATTATGCAAACATAGCTGATGGTACAAGAATAGTTTTAACAAAAGCAGATGGCACAACGACAACTTTTACATCCGCTACATCTTCTACAACTGGTAAATTTCATACTACATCTAGTAACAACCAAACAGCAACAAATTTACAAACATTAATAAATGCTGATTCTGATTTTACAGCAACAGTTAGTAGTAATGTCGTTACGATTACAGAGACATCACCATTGTCTACAGGATTTTTAACTATTACATCTTTAGATGATGATGTTAGATTAGCAAAAACTGACGAAGGTAAAGCAGTATGTGAAAGTGTTTCAGTTATACCAACAGATGATTCTGAATATCAAACGTGGGTTATTGTTAAAAGAACAATTAATGGTGCTACAAGAAGGTTTGTAGAATTTATTAATAACTTTGACTTTACAATAACAGATAATACAACGTTTAATTTTTTAGATAGTGCTTTAGCTTATAGCGGTTCAGCTGCTACAACTATTTCAGGTTTAGATCACCTTGAAGGACAAACAGTTTCTATATTAGCAGATGGTGCAACCCATCCTGATAAAACAGTATCAAGTGGTTCAGTTACATTAGATCGTTCAGCAACTAATGTTAAAATAGGTTTAGCTTACAAATCAATATTACAAACGATGAGACTAGATGCTGGTTCACAAAATGGT